AACCACAGTAGATGGTGGATTTTTTGATGCAGTTATAAATGGTTACCTTGAACCTGAAATGTTTCCAAAAGGATCAGGTAAAGGAGACTATTACTTCTATATTGGACGCATGATTGAGCGAAAAGGCTTTAGAATTGCTCAAGAAGTATGCGAACGATTAGGCAAAAAGTTGATTTTGGCAGGTCCAGGTGATGAAAAAGGCACCGGTTACGGCGAGTTTATAGGCAATATTGGTCCTGAAGAACGAGCAGAACTGATGGGAAATGCCATTGCTTTGTTTGCTCCTACTACTTATATCGAACCATTTGGAAATATAGTAGTAGAAGCTCAGACTTGTGGAACTCCAACAATCACAACCGATTGGGGAGCTTTTACAGAAACAAATATCCACGGAATTACTGGTTTTAGATGTAGATCTCTTGCAGACTTTATTAAAGCTGCAGAAGATGTAAAAGATCTTGACAGAGATTTTATTCGAAAACAAGCAATAGAAAAATACTCACTTAAAGCAATTGGACCTAAGTATCAAGATTACTTTGAAAGGTTGTTGACCCTTTGGGAAGACGGCTGGTATCAACTAAGCACAGAAAAGGCAGATAAATGAGTCTATCGAATAGACTGCGTAAAGCAGGAGAAAAAAGGTCAAACAATCAGTACCTTGAACCATTTTTACCTGGCCGCGCTCTATATGCAACTCCAGCTGGAGTAGATGTAAACTCTGATACAGCAATTCGCATGTCAACTGTTTATGCTTGCGTACGGCTATTAGGTGACACTATTAGTTCTCTTCCACTTTCCGCTTATGTCCGTCGTGGACGTTCTAGAATAAATTATGCATCTGTTTATGGCGATATGCCTGCATGGATTAACAAACCAAATCCTGACTCAACTCGCTTAGAGTTCTATGAGCAAGTAATTTCCTCTCTAAACCTTCATGGTAATGCATTCATTCTTACCGTACGTGACGATCTGGGCGACGTTCAAGAGCTTTACTGCATAAACCCATTGCAAGTTCGTATTCGTCGTCCTGATCCAATGGGCGAGATTGAATACATTGTTACTCTTGCTCAGAACGCACAAGATCCAGTAAATCAGTTCTACGATAACGCACAACCTTTTGACCCAATGTCAGTAAAAACAATGGTACTAACAAAGAATGAAATGCTACACATTCCTATGTTTAGATTACCTGGACAATTGCTTGGACTTGGTCCTATTGCAGCAGCCCGCATTACTTTAGGTTCTGCTATGGCCGCAGAAGTTTATGCAGCAAGTTACTTTGGAAATGCAGCAAATCCTGGTGGAGTTATTGAATCTCCAGGTGAAATGACTGAAGAACAAGCTGCTGACATTGCGCGAAACTGGAATATGTCACATACAGGACCTTATCGTGCAGGAAAACTTGGCATTCTAACTAGCGGCGCAACATTTAAGCCACTTACTCTTAATGCTGCAGATGCACAATTGCTAGAAGTACGCAGGTTTGGTGTAGAAGAAATTGCTAGACTATTCCGTGTACCTGTATCTTTACTTGGTCACCCTGTTGCAGGAGCAATGTCATTTGCATCTGTTGAAGCTCAGAACCTATCATTCGTTCAGCATTCTTTGCGTCCTTTACTTGAAAGACTAGAACAAGCATTATCACCATTGCTTCCTGAATCAGATGGATTTATTAAGTTTAATCTAGATGCTTTATTACGTGGAACAACACTAGAACGCTATGATGCATATACAAAAGGTTTACGCGAAGGTTTCTTGAGCCTAAATGATGTCCGTTATGTAGAAGATCTTGCACCTCTCGGAGAGTCTGGAGATCAATACCGTGTTCCGCTGCAGAATATTGATGCGGCAGATGCAAAAGATGTTGGCTTAAACCTACGTGCCGATATTGCAGCAAAGTTAATTCAAGTAGGTTTTGATCCAAAATCAGTAATTGATGCTGTTGGTTTACCTGAAATGAATCACACAGGTTTACCTTCAAATCAATTGCAACCAATTTCAACAATAGATCCAACAGATCCTAAAGCAGCATACGAGGTGGAGTAGTGTTGAATGAAGAGAAAGACTCAAGGAGCAAAATGAAAAAAATCGAACGACGCACATATACTGTGCAAGATGTTGAAACTCGGGCAGATGACGATGGAAAGCTACGCTTGTCAGGATATGCAGCAAAGTTTGATAGTCCTAGCGTCCCACTACCATTCGTTGAAACAATCGCTCAAGGTGCATTTAGAAAAACATTAACAGAAATACCTGATGTCCGATTACTAGTTAATCATGAAGGACTTCCATTAGCTCGTACTAAAAACGGTACAATGACGCTAACTGAAGATAACATCGGATTAAGATTTGATGCTGAATTAGCAGATACTCAAGAAGCAAGAGATCTACATGCTCTTATTGCTAGAGGTGATGTAGATCAAATGAGTTTTGCATTCCGTGTGATTAGACAAAAGTGGAATGAAGACCGCACTATGCGTGTTTTGACAGAAGTATCATTAGCTGATGGTGATGTTTCAGTAGTTACTTATCCAGCTTATCCAGCGACTTCAGTAGAAGCTCGTGAGCATCTAAAAAATGCTATTGATGCCGTTAAAGAAGGAAGAGAAATATCTGGAGACTCTTTACTAGTCCTTAAAAACATCTTTGAAGATCTAAGTGAAGGTCATGACTATGTAATGAAGTCAGTAGAACTAATGGCTCAATTACTAGGAAATCAAGAAGTAGTTGCAGCAGACGATATGGAAGATTCTGATTATATGGAAGATGAAGAAGACAAAGACTTAATTGAAGAAGTTTCTGTACCAAGATCTATATCTCTTCGTCTAGCAAAAGCAATAGTTAATAACACAAAATAATATTCTGTTAGCAGATAGTTAACAGATACGAAGTCGGAGCGAGACTCACACCCCAAAAGCGCCGTGATGCTTATCGCCACCACCTCGACCAAACTCATAAGGAGCAGAATACAATGTCATACCTTGACAAAGTAATCGAGCGCCGTGATGCAGTTAAGGCAGAAATGGATGCAGTTCTAGAAGCAGTAGCTGAAGAGAACCGTACCGACCTTACTGCAGAGGAGACCGAGAAGGTTGACGCTCTTGTAGAAGAGTCACGTTCACTCGATACAAAAATCGAAAAGCTAAAGACACAGGCTGATGCAGATGCAAAAGCTGCAGAAATGCGTTCAGCAGTTGCACCAGTTGCAACACCAGTAGGTGGCGCACGCGTTATCTCTGAAGCACGTACATACACACCAGAAGCAGATGTTTCATTCGTAAAAGATGCGTACAACGCACAATTTAAGAATGATTTTGCTGCATCTGAGCGTCTTGCACGCCACATGCGTGAAGAAAAAGTTGAAAATCGTGCAGTTGCTACTGGCAACTTCGATGGTCTTGTGGTACCACAGTACCTAACAGATCTAGCTGCACCATTTGCACGTGCTGGCCGTCCATTCTTGGATGCTGCTACAAACAAGCACACACTACCTGCAAGCGGAATGACACTAAATATCAGCCGCATGACAACAGGTACAACAACTGCAATCCAAGCAACACAAAACTCAGCAGTGTCAAACACTGATGCAGATGACACACTATTGACTATCAATGTGCGTACAGTTGCAGGACAGCAAGACATCTCACGCCAAGCAATCGAGCGCGGTACAGGAATTGATTCATTCATTCTTGCAGACCTAATTCGTTCATGGCACACAACACTAGATAGCCAATGCCTAAACGGCGATGGCACATCAGGAACAGTTCTTGGTCTTGATAATTCTGGTGGAAATGCAATCACTTACACATCTACTGCTCCAACAGTTCAGCTTCTTTATCCTAAGCTCGCTGATGCTGTACAGCAGGTTCAGACAACTGCATTCCAGCAACCAACACACTGGATCATGCACCCACGCCGCTTAGCTTATCTAATTGCAGCAGTGGATTCATCAAACCGTCCACTTGTTGTACCAACAGCAGGCGGTCCAATGAACGCAATTGCATCTGGTGCAGGAGCAACATCATACGGTAACTCAGGTTACTCATTGATGGGTCTTCCAATCATCACTGATGCAAATGTCGGAACAACTTTCGGCGCAGCAACAAATCAAGACAAGATCTATTGCGTTGCAGCACCTGAAATGCACCTTTGGGAACAACCAGGAACACCATTTGCATTGAACTTTGATGCAACTACTGCTGGTAGTTTGACAATTAAGTCTGTTGTTTATGGCTACGCAGCCTTCTCAGCAGGTCGTTACCCAGCAGCTGCCTCGATTATCTCAGGCACCGGTTTGGTAGCTCCAACATTCTAAGCAAAGCTTAGAACAATAGTGTAGAGCCGGTAAGACTCCCCCGACTTATCGGCTCTACACCTTTAATGGGGGTAAGTATGAAATCGTCACATAAAGTTTCAATTGGAGCGTGTGATCCAGGTTCAGTTAATGCTGCTTGGGCATATACAATGATTCAATTGACACAAGCTCGAAGTTCAAGATTAGGTCCATTTATAAGAATTGAAGGATCTGGTTTATTAAGTAAATTACGTAACCGTGTAGTTGCAACCTTTTTAGATAACACAAAGTCTGATTGGTTGCTAATGATAGACACTGATGAGCAATTAAGTGTGCAAGCATTTGATAAGTTAATTGAAACTGCTCATGATAAAGATAGACCAGTTGTAGCAGGACTTTATTTTGCAGCTTGGGACGCAAATGAAAACCTATATCCTGTTCCTGTTCCATTGATTTTTAATGATACTAATAAAGGCTTTGCGCCTATAAATGACTACAAACGTAATGCGGTTTTTGAGATTGATGCTGCCGGTACTGGTTGCATATTAGTCCATCGTAGTGTACTTGAGAAAATGCGCGAAACAGCAGATCCAAACCAAGGCACGAACTGGTGTTGGTTTTGGGATGGACCTATAAATGGTGAATGGATAAGTGAAGACTTACTATTCTGCCGTAAAATCAAGCATTTAGGTTTCCCTATTTATGCCAATACAGGTGCCATATTGCCGCATCAGAAAAGATACTGGTTACATGAAGGCCATCATACTGAACGGCAAACTAATGAAAATATTTAAGAAAAAACAAACAGCAACGGCTTTGCCCGATTTAGAACGAGCAATGCAGCCTAAATTAGAGAAAAGGATAACGCATGGCACTAACAAACGCCTATTGCACCCTGTCGGATGTGAAGAATGCTCTTGCAATCGAGGACATCAACGATGATCTAGCTATAGAAGCTGCAATTGTTGCTGCATGTAGAATGATTGATGACTACACCGGCAGATTTTTTTACAAAGATGGAACAAATGCCGCACCTGTAGTCCGTTATTACACACCAAACGATTGGTGGGTCTGCAATACAGATGACTTTACCGCAATTACTGAAATTGCAACAGATGATAATTTTGACCGCAGTTATACAACAATTTGGTCTGCAACAGATTACATGATAGAACCAATTAACAATCCACGCAGAAGTTGGCCATATACTCGCATTCTAGCCGTAGATCGCTATCTTTTTCCTCGTTTATATCCTCAAACAGTAAAAATAACTGGAGTATGGGGATGGTCTGCTGTACCTGCAGAGATCAATTTAGCTGCACGTCTACAAGCATCTAGATTATTTATTCGAAAGCAATCTCCTTTTGGAGTTGCCGGTTCTGTTGATATGGGAACAGTAAGATTAACCTCTAGATTAGATCCAGATGTTGAAGCATTGATCCGTCCACTTAAGAAGTTAAACGGAGTTGCATACTAATGCTACCAAGTAAAGTCCGAGAAGGATTAAAAAACAATTTACAAGAAATAGATGGACTTAGAGTTTATGATTTAGTCCCTGATGTAATTGTGCCACCATGTGCAATAATTGGTCAATTAGATCTTACATTTGATCTTAACAATGCTCGTGGTTTAGATCAAGCAAATGTAGATGTAATGGTTATTGTCCAGAGATTTTCTGAAAGAACAGGCCAAGACAAGCTCGATAAATATCTTTCTGGTTCAGGAGATTATTCAATAAAAGCAGCAATTGAATCAGATCGTACTCTCGGTGGAGAAGTCGATACGCTTAGAGTTACTGCGGCTCAATCAGGAGTTTATCAAGCTGCTGATGTTGAATATTTATCATACCGATACCAAGTAACCATATATGGAGATGGAGCATAATGTCATATACAATAAAATCCGATAATTTTGTATTCGGAGACAAGAAAAAAGGTGAACAAATCACCGAAAAAGAATTACTCGATGCAGGTTGTAACCCAGAAGCACTAGTCAAGGGTGAACATCTATCAAGTAATACACCAACCAAACCAGCAATAGAAAAAGGAGCGGACGAATAATGGCCCGTTTAGTTCTTACCAACGCATATATTACTATCAATGCAGTTAATCTTTCTGATCATATTGCAAGTGTTACTCTAACAACAAATGACGATGTTGTAGAAACAACTGCATTCGGTTCAACCGCACGTACACGTATTGGTGGACTTGGTGATAATTCAGTAGCAATTGAATTCCATCAGGATTATGCAACAAGCAATGTTGAAGCAACAATTTATCCACTACTTGGAGCTACAACAGCAGTTGTAGTTAAGCCAAATGGTTCGACAACAGCAGCTGATAATCCATCTTACACATTCACGGCTTTAGTTTCAGAGTGGACTCCATTGAATGGAGCAGTTGGAGAATTAGCAACTGCATCTGTAACCTGGCCAATCAGCGGCGAAGTAACTAAGGCGGTAATTTAATGGCACGTATTGTATTAACTAACGTAGCAGTTACTTTCGGAACAACAGATATTTCATCTTATGTTACTTCTGTGACATTAGGATCTACTTATGATGTTGTAGAAACTACAGCTTTTGGCAATACCGCACGCACACGTGTGGCTGGACTTGCTGATAACAGCGTTGCTGTTGAGTTTAATCAAGATTATGCTGCAGGAGCTTTAGAAGCAGTTATTTACCCAACACTTGGTACTGGAGTCTCAATGACTGTGCGCCCGGTTGCTGGTACGTCACCTGCGTATAGTTTTACAGCTTTAGTTTCAGAATGGACACCACTAAATGGTGCCGTTGGTGAACTTGCAACTGCATCAGTAACTTGGCCAATCAGTGGTACAATCACCAAATCCTAATCTAATAAGGGGGAAATCATGGACGGTCTTGGAATCAAAGTAAAAACAACAGATGGCAATCAGATAACTTACAAACTAACTCCTCGTGTCATAGTTGCATTCGAGCAACAATATGGCAAGGGAATGCCTAAACTGCTTGGTGAAGAACAAAAAGTCGAGCATATTTATTGGTTAGCATGGAAGTGTATGCAATCTAACGGAGTTATTGTAAAACCATTTGGTCCAGAATTCTTAGATACAATTGTATCGGCTGAATTGGACTCAGATGATTCTTTCGGATCCACCGAGACAGCTTAACGTATAACGTAGCAGCTATCTCGGTGGAAACTGGTATTTCACCAATAGATCTAATAGATGCGCCTGAAGGCATACTTGAGGCTATTACTATTTATCTTAAAGAGCGAGCAAAAGGTAAATAAGTGGAAGACGATACAAGAATCATTTTGACTGGTATAGAACCAACTATCAAAGCTCTAAAAGAGTTTGATAAAAAAGCTGTAGTTAAGTTTAACAAAATAGTCAATACTGAATTAAATAATGCTGAAGGTGCTGCTCATCGTTTAGTAGATAGCATTCAGAGTAGAACAACCAATACTCCAATGCGTAATTGGAGACCAACAGCAGCTGTAAGTGGACGAACTTGGGGTGGTTCTGGTTGGCCTGCTTGGGATCAGTCAACAATTAAAGCAGGAATTACTGTTTCTAAAGCACAAAGACGTACTCGTAAAGATTACACAACAAGTGCTGGTGCTTTGTTAAATACATCTGATGCTGGTAAAGTATTTGAACTTTCAGGACGCAATAAAAAAAGTGGATCGTTTATTGAAAGACTTAATTGGTTTGGTAAAGCTTCTCGTCTTGTCTGGAAAGTTGTAGATAAAGAAAGACCACGTATTGAAAAAGTAGTAGCAAAAGCTTTAGAAGACGCAAAACGTGAATTACAAACTCATCTTGATTCAGCGGGAAAGGTAAAATAACATGGCAGTTGGTGCGGTAGTTGCCCGTATTCTTACCCAATACTCTGATAAAGGCACAAAGTCAGCAATTAAAGATATTGGCAAGATGGAAAAGAAGTTTAACGACTTTGCCAACAAGACCGCAAAAGTTTTCGGTGTAGCCACTTTAGCCGCAGCAGCATTTGCAGCAAAAATTGGAAAAGACGCTGTCCGTGGTGCAATGGAAGATCAAAAGCAACAGACAGCACTAGCAACAGCTTTACGTAATGTTACCGGAGCAACTGATGGTGCAATTGCTGCAACTCAATTATACTTAGACAAACTTGAGTTAATGGTTGGCGTTGATAATAAAGAATTGATTCCATCTCTTCAGATTTTAACTCAAGCTACTAGAGATGTAACACAAGCGCAAACACTTCAAGCATTAGCTTTAGATGTTTCTGCTGCGACTGGCAAGGACTTACAAGCAGTTTCTATTGCACTTGCAAAAGCTGTTGGTGGAAATGTTACAGCTTTAACTCGACTGGGTGTTCCACTCGATGCAGATGCAGTTAAAGCCAAAGACTTAACCGCTATTCTGAAATCACTGGGTGATACTTTTGGTGGTCAAGCAAATGAAAGAGCTAAAACTTTTGAGTTCCAGTTAGTCCGATTGCAACTTGCATTTAATCAGATTTTAGATCAAATTGGTTATGCACTAATTCCTTTCTTAGAAAAACTAGCTGGCGTTATTAGAGATAAAGTACTTCCGGCACTTTCTGCTTGGATTGAACAAAATGGTGCAAAACTTGCTGGAGCCTTTAAGACGGCAATTGCCTACGGTGTTGCTTTCTTCCAACTTACTTTTGATCTTTTTAGTTTCGTAGCACGTAATGCAAAAGTATTTGCAACTCTAGGCGCAATAATTGTTGCTGCTTTTTTTGGTGGCAAAGTTGCAGCTGCTACAACTGCTCTTATTGGTGGTATTAAAGCAATTATTACTGTCATGAAAGCTTTACGTACAGTCTCTCTAGCATCTGCCGCCGCTACTGCTCTTGCTACAGGTGGAGTTTCAGCAGCCGCTGGTGCCGCAGCATTTGGTGTTGCTTTAGTTGGTATGGGTCTTGCTGCAAAGAAGTTTAATAGCGATTCTGATAAAGCAACAGATGCACTTGGTAAGTTTGGCGTAGATCTTAAAGGTCTTAGTGTTCAAGCAGATGATTACACTAAGGGTCTAGATAAAATTACATCAGCAACAAATAAAGTAACTGCAGCAACTAAAGGCGAAGTACAAGCAACTGAATTGTTACTTAAACTACGCAATAAATTCGGATTAAAAGGACTTAAAGAAACTGATCCAATTACACTTGAAGCGATTCGTAAGAATCAAATCAAACAACAAAAACTTGGTATTTCAAGTCCAACAATCTCATTATTAGCATCTGCTGGACATGGAAACATTGCTAAAAACACCACAATGAATGGTGGAAATATCACAGTCAATGTTGCTGGTTCTGTTGTTTCACAAGGTGATCTTGTAAATGGTATTAAGAATGGTCTTGCAACTCTTATGCGCCGACGTGGTGGCAGTCAGTTTGCGGTGCTCTAATGCCAGCAAATGCACCTACCGTTTCTTTTAGTAATGGCGGAGCTTTTACGGCTGTTAGTGCTGATCTTTTGCTATCTGTTGAGATCCGTCGAGGTCGGCAATATCAAAATGACTTTTTAGAAGCTGGTACTGCTGATGTTGTATTGAACAACCAATCAGGTGCTTTTGATCCAAGCAACACATCAAGTCCGTGGTATGGAATTTTAATTGCCGGAATGCAAGTAAAAATTGAAGGCAATTCTACAACTATTTTTACAGGTTATTTAGAAAACAACGAAGTAAACCAAGGTATTTACCCTACAGTCTCATTGACATTTGTAGATGGTCTTGCGCAAATTGCAAAAGCAATTGCGCCAGCTTTAGCAACTAGTAATTTTTCAGAAGCTGCTTCTGCTAGAGCAACTAGAGCACTTGATCTTGCTGAATGGACTGGTGGACGTAGTCTTACTGGAACAACCGTAATGCAAAAGACAAAACAAAACATGAGTTGTCTTGAAATGCTAGAACAATGTGCTAACTGCGTTGGTGGACGATTCTATGTAAGTCGATCAGGAGTTGCAACTCTTGTTCCTATATCTGATAAGTTTACTCGTCCTACTAGATTATTATTTAGTGACCAAGGCGATGCAAATAGTGTTGGTTATGATGGCATTATTACTAATCCTGGAACAGATTATGTGTACAATGAAGCAATAGTATTTAGAGGTCCAAAAAAAGCTCAAAAGACAGCAAAGTTTACCTCTAGTGTTGCTACATATGGACTAAAGTCTAAAAAACTAGATGCACCTATCTTAAATGAAACTAGTGCTGCAAATCTTGCTTTATATGCTGCCAGAAAAGACGCTGACGCAGTTGTGTTAGCAGAACAAATAGATTTTACAGCAATTGGCATTGGAGCACTTGCAACTGACATGCTTGAGACTGAACTAAATGATCTTGTCCAAGTAAAGCGTTTAACTTATGATGGACGAAATATTACAATTAACTGTGTTGTAGAAGGATTAGCTCATTCAATAACAGCAGATAATTGGAGAGTTAGTTACTTTACATCTGTAGTTGATCCTTATACGATTACGATTTAGGGGAAATAATGCCACTTTGTCCGCAAATCACAATCACACCAATTACAGTTACTTCAACTGGGATGACTCAAACTTCAATTATTCCTATTGTTGCTGCAACAACAGAAGAAGTAGATGAACTTCAAGTTGAAATTGACACTATTGAAGTATCTGTAAATGGTAAAAACCATATTTATCGCCAAGCAACTGCCCCAGATGGATCTGTTTATCCATTAACAGAAGGTGACGTTTGGTTTGATACAGACGACGGTAATAAGCAATACTATTGGACAGGTACTGCATGGGTTTCTGTACAAGATCTTGGAATTGCAGCAGCAGAAGCTGGAGCGGCAGCAGCAGAAGCAGCGGCGGCAGCGGCAGCGGCAGCAGCAACAGCGGCGCAAACAACAGCAGACGGTAAAAATAAGATTTATAGGCAAGCTACTGCACCAACAGGTACGTTTGCTGTTGGTGATTTATGGTTTAACACTTCAGAGGATAACAAACCAAATCGTTGGAACGGAACTGCTTGGGAAGCTTATGGTTTTGGTAATTTAGCTATTGGTAACTTAGACGCTGGCAAAATTACAACTGGTTTTTTAGCTGCTGGTCGTATACAAGCGGCATCGTTAGATGCTTCTGTACTTGTTGCAGGTTCAATAACTGCAGTTGAAATCGCTGCAGGTACAATTACTGGTACAAAAATAGCAGCAGGCACTATTGTTGCAAGCAACATTGCTACTGCAACAATTACTGCAACTCAGATTGCGGCTGGAACAATTACAGCAAGTAATATTGCAACAGCAACAATTACTGCAACTCAAATTGCCGGTGGCACAATTACAGCAGCAGAAATTGCAGCAGATACAATCACAGCAGCAGAGATTGAAGCAGGTTCAATTACTGTTGACCGTCTACAAGCTGGAACATTAACTGCGTTTACATTACAAACATCTACAGGTGCCAGAAGAGTTACAATTTCTGCCTCGACGAACTCAATTGCATTTAGAGAAGCTAGTACTAACGTTGGTTTTATTGGCCCGACTTCTATTGATGGTGTTATCATGCACTATGGTACAAGTTTTAATGCCGGTGCGACTGCATATCCACATGCATATGTTTCTTCTGGTGATGCACGAATGGCTTACAGTTCAACAATATATGTACAAGCAAGTTCTTTAGGTGTGACAATGAGCGGCGATGTTTATACACTTGCTGCTTTTTATAATCAAGACTCATCAACAAGTGCTAACGCAGCAAATACTCGCATGGATACAAATGGACGAACACGCCGTAGTACAGCTTCTAGTGCCAGATTCAAAGAAGACATTGTTGATCTTTCATCAGTTGCTGATCTA